GCACAAGTGACTCATGCGCAAGTAGGAGGTGCTTGTACTCCTACGTGAGGTGACAGATTATCCGCTGTCACCAGAGCCACGCTCATTAGAAATTGTGACTTATCACTATGGACTTGCGTCCACCGTGAAAGGTTAATTTCTTATGAACGCACTGATCAATCTAGATCAGCCCCTCAGTCACCGAGGGTAAAGTTTTATTCAATCACATAGATCTCTAACTATGTTGACGATCCCTACACCTGAGGTGTAGGATCGGCCGTCTGCGCGACCCGATATGCTATCGGTGCTCCAGTAAAGAAAGACAAATCAAAGTCCTCTCCGATCGATACTAATGCATGGATCATTGGGGCCTCTGAGGTCGTCTTTTCTACGATATACTCGAGCTTATGGTAGTAACCGGCTCCGGCAGATTGATTGGCTTGCTTCCCGAAAAGGAAGCGTTGAGTCGAATAGAATGGCAGTTCCACTTCAAGCGCAGGATTATGCGAACTTGCAGTTGCTGTAGTTCCAGACCACATATGAGGCATCAATTTTGCCATCTGTGCAGCTCTCTCGGAAGCCGAGAAAATTGCACAAGATAACATTGATGTTTCAGTGCGGCCTGGGGTACTGGGTGATGGATCCCGAGTAACGGTAAGCAAAGCATTGTTCTTAGTATAATCTATACCAGATTGCACATATTTCCACCGTAACGACCCACGCCTGCTAACAAAAGCTGGTGTGAGATAATTCAATAAAGTCATTTTTGAATAGTTATATGGTGTGGATGGTGCAGGTACACTGGTAAGATCACTAGCGCCTGGGGCATAACCCCGGTACTCAGGAAAATCATTTTTCAGGATTGAAACGTGATTTAAAGCTGTTGATGAAATCAAATCTGATACAAGTGCTCGATGGTAACCATACCTCTTCAGACATTGTCTGAAGGATACTATGGGGTCACCAAAGAACACTAGATCTGTATGATCAACGGGAACCTGAGCTGCCAATTTTGTGTCCGTTTCAGTGGACACGGGGGCATTGTCGTCAGTTGACATAAGGTCACCGACTTCTTCCGCCTGTGGGGTGAAAACCTCTCCAACTTGAGGTACAAAGTAAACCAGATCTTCGACATCACGTTCATCTGGATTATAAACTTGAAAGTTATCCCCTGCTGATACAAAGACGTTGATCTCGATATCATTGTTTGCGATTGAATTAGGCACCGTAAGGTCATTAACCACATATACTGAAAGTATACCGTTGGCATGACTATCCGGGTCAGCTCCTAAGACAGTTGTTTTGTATGGCACTGCGTCCACACCTGGGTCCCTGTGACCCAGAATTGAATACTCTTGACCCCAACCTGCTGTCACAGTGAAATCGCGTTCCTTAGCGAGATCTATGATATAAGTATAATTGGTATTGTATTCGTTCGAAAGAGGATATGAAGGATCGTAAGTAATTTTCAACCTTCCACGATGGAAGGCTGAAGCAACTACTTGAAATCGAAATTTAATATCCCCTCTCCAGTGCCTGAAAGGGAGTGTGGCAAAGCAGCTAGCAGGCATATGGATCTCGTTAGATCGCATTGCCCACAAAACTGGCGAAACCTCAGTATTCCAAAGAAGACTTTCGGGTCCTGTCGCCACGTCCCACCCAAATGTGGTGAGATACGATTCCCTCTGAGCTATGGTCGCCAATGACAATTCATCTTTGCCATTGAGACCTACAACTCGCGAATCAACGGTCAACTCTTGTTTTGAATCAAGAGTCAATCGTTGACACGTGTCAGGGGCATTGGTATTTGCTAAGTTCCCTACATATGTTGGCTTGTAGGGTTCTATTGTAGCTAGGACAGCGGGACGCGAATATCCGAAGACACTCGCCACTGCACCAATTCCTTTTGCTGCTAACTCCGTGGCACGCGCATACGGGGCCAAATATGGTATCGTTTTTAGCTTTCCGGCTATATGCGATAACATATTGGCAGGACCAGATATGGCACCTTGGCCATATTCGTCTCCAGATTTTTCTCCCATTTGAGGAGAAAGAGCGCCTGGTTCGTTTGCAGTAGGGATAGAAAGAGAAACCTCTTCCGCCCATGCAAAAACCGAGACGATCACCTGGTCCGTTGCTCCATTGGCATGCTTTAAAGACTGCATACCATGGATAGTCATATCACCCATTTCTCTCCACTCTTGATTAGGGATTTTCAAAGCGTTCTTATACCAAACAAATGGTAGAACTAATGAACCTCCCTGACTCATTGTCGGATCGAGAAATATATGGGGTCTCTGACTAGCCGCGACCACATCCTCAATAAAGAACCCACGACTCACTGTGAAATCATCACGTGTGTGTAGGGGATTGTAGGATGCGATCGCTCGCCCGTAGTGGAAACTGTTACCATTGAGAACAATTTTGACATGTAATTTACATCTCAAGAGATTAAAGTTAGTAATGCGATTAATAACTCTAAGATTCTCAAAATATAACTGCCAAGGGTTAAAAGTTTCGAACAAGTTAGCGCCTGTCGCCCACGAATAAGATGCAATCTTAATTGGTCTACTAAAAAAGTTTTCCAAGGTAGCATCCGACGTGTCGGCGATGGCGAAAGTGGGGTCTGGATTACTCTCCACAGAGTAATTCCAAGCTGGTGTATGATCGCTAAAACGCACATTTTGTTCTTGTGCCTCTTGCGAATCGGTGTTGATAGATACTGTGAATCTATCGTGTGTGTTATTGGTAGTGTTAGCAAGTTATCATTAACATCATATGGATAACTCAGTCCATATAATGCGTGTCAACCTTGCGTCAGGCGAAGACTCCCCTAAATAGGGGTACTTTACGAGGAAAGTGCCTGTACACTGCAAGCCTATATTCATTCATGGATTGACGGTAAGAACAAATACGGTAACCAATACAGCGTATCCACTTTTGGTTATCATGGACGTGTGGAAACGCCCAGAGGGATGCATTTATTGTCTGCCCAAGACATAGATAGCTACTCGTACTTTTCTCGCCAGATGTCCAATCTTTCATCATATGACTGATGAATAATGTTACATCCATGGTCGATTCCAGCACGCTTAGCTACTTCGGTCATTTGCTCACGACGCATTTCGTACTTTTCGCGTCCGTGTGAGAACCATTCCCGTAGAGCACCATCGATGTTTTGCATCGATTGTTGCTCACGGGTCAATGCCTTCGATTTTAGAGTGGCATGTAAGCTCTTGAAGATAGAATCTTCATCCAGAGCTCCCATGATCATTCCAGTATCAGGGCAATAGACATTGGCTCTTTTGAGCAAATCTGCTTCCTCATCTGTCATATAAGGAGTCGGTTCAGACTCCTTATCTGGCATAGTGAATTTCATATCATGAGCCTCCAAGAACTGTGCCACAGCTATGTGGTTAAATTCTGGAAAATCTTCATGAACTGAACTTTTGGCGTCATCACCGTAAGTAATAAGCGAACATACGTCCCGGAATTTTGGGACATGTTCGCGTTCCTTAGTGATTTGAAAGTACGCACACCGAAAGAGCAGGGCATTCACAATAGAGTTGATATAAACCGTCAGATTCTGACCAGGGGTTAGAACCATAATGTTGAATCAAATCTCCATTGTATGCCATGAGCGGATAGCAAATATCTGTAGCTATACCCTCCATGATTGTTAAATCACGGTTAGAGTAACCACAGTATTTTGCAATATCCATCATGACACGGAATGCTACGAACATCACCTGAGCGGGCATTCGGAGATCATATTTGCTGTAATCACCAGCAAGAATACGATCTTTTCCGAAACGCATGACATGTTTTGCCAACTGGTCCCATTCAGGACCTTGAGCATTAATGCCAACTGCACACTCAGACGAAAGTGGAAGCATGGACAATATTCGGGCTACAGGGAGATAGTACTTACGCACAAGCAACTGCAATGCTGCAGGTGCTCCCTGGAAAACTCTGACCTTGTCCTTAGTCAGCTTTGTTGGTTCATCCTTCAAACATGCCTTGAATACTGGATAAGCTCTCTCTCCTTTAAGATAGAGTTCTTCCATTTCATGAGCATGATCCCAAAATATCTGGTCCATTTCTGCTGGACACTGATGGGTAGGATGATCCACAGGATCCAAAAGTGTAATATAATTAGACTTAGGTCCTGAAAGTGGGTAACCAATTGAAGTTGAAGGTGGCATTTTATCTATGAATCGAACACCATCGATTCCACAAATAGTTTCCATCTCAGTTAATGGCGATACTCCTGTTTTTAAATCAGGAATACCCTCCAGTGCTTCAATGAGTCCTGTGGTATAATCTTCTGCTGCAAGTTCTAACAAAGATCCCTCAATTCCACATGAAGGTTTTGTTGAATGCTGCAGAGAAGCTTGCCACGGGTATCCCTTGCGGAACTTAGGGCCCCCCCATTTCTGAGGAACTCCACACACGTCCTCCACATGTGATGAAATAACTGTTTCTTCCACATCTGAATGATAAGTGGCGCGTCCTTTTACCTGCCCGTAGAACCTACAATTGGTATCTTCGGGAAGGAAATTAATGGGGCTCTTCGGATGCACATCAACACTCTCCAAAAATTGTATATCATACAGTTCTTTTGGCATAGTGCCAGAACTGGTTGACAAAACAACTCCAGGAACTTGACGTAGCATCGAAAACGCCGCATCGAACTCGCTCTTCAGAAGCAAGCCACTACATCCTCGTGTCTCACCATTTTTGCCTCCAAGGTGAAATCCTCCAATAAGAGGACCCTTGGTTTCGGTAATCAATGGGGCAATACACAATCCCTCAAATGTTTCAAAATTGAGGTTGTATTTTGCACCAAAGAAACCGGCAGCAAAAGTTACTACCTCACCGACATCCATCATCAATTTGGAACCTATACAGGTACCATCTTGTTTCTTGTATGTCAAGCGGGCAGGAACGCTGTTAAAACGCTGTAGTGGGAAGTAATCAGTCAGATCTTTCCAGTCCCCACCATTGGGGACCCAGACTACGGACAGATCTGTGTTGGGAATGTCGATACTATTCTTACGATAAAGGTAACTCTCGAAATTTCCACCTATTAAGGTGGGATCATGTCGAGTAAATTTGGCCTTGATATCGTCAGATTTCCACATATGACGTGGAACAATCGCGACATTCGACTTGGGAAAGAAAGCATCACAATTGAAGTGACGTGTTTTTCCATTCTCGGTCAGAGTGATAGCCATATAGCAAAGATTATCTTGAACCATTTTCTCCAAAAGATCTGGAGTTGTGGTTTTAGATTTCTCACTACACGGCATCTGGGATATTCTGACACATGCCCAAGGATTCACCTCGGAATCACGCTCCACAATATCCGTAATAGATTTGGGAGCGATATTTCCTTGAGGTACTGGGACAACTTTGAAAGCCTGATAAATTTGCGCTACTGCATATAATACTGCAATAATTGCGCAAGTGCCTGTAATCCATTTAATGTGCCTGTCACGGTACATTTTAAAGACTTTGGGCATGGCTTCATTGTCGGCAGCAACTTCCTCATACATCCGCTTCTTCTCAAATTCAACTACACCAGAAATCCCAATTAAGGGAATTGGCAGTGCAAATAAGAACCAAGAAGAAATAAATATATTGAGGAGGATGCAAAATCCTAGTAACAAAAGCTGATTTAAATAGGATGTGCGAATACGTCTTTTCAATTCACTCTCGTGAGTGAACCAAATAACATTTTTCAACCATTCCTTTTCTAACCATGTTTTTGGAATCCAATTTGTCCAACAAACCCAACGAGATGTTTCCAACCAGTCAAGACGCTCTAAGAGCTTCTCGACTGATTGTCTTTCTATCTCGTCGGTCCAATATGCGATACGAGGTTTTAACCATCTATCCCAGGTACGATAGCGAGGCAGCATTGCTGCTACAAATCGCTCACCTAACTGATTATCGAGGGTCTCACCACTCTCCTTATGATGGGCATTGCATCGTGTACAGAAACCTGTAACACAACGCGAATCCATCTTATGGAGATAAGTGTGATTGTCCTTTTTACAGAGGCAAACGTCCGGGGTAGGAAATCGACATACTGGACACAAAACTAATTGTTTGTCAAGATTATTATTCTTAGCGACAAACTGACGTTGACTAGCATAGAACTTTGTAGAGTCCTGGCCAATCCAACGAATTAGTTCGGGTAGTCCGATATTTTCGAGAGGTTTGTTATTCCACATAACAACCTCCCATCCAATTTGTGCTGGTCTCCCCTTTACCGAATTCGGTATAGGAAATGATTTCTCCGCTGTAAGATCCCAAAAGTCAGGGATAAGAGGAGTACCATTTGGAAACGCAGCACGAACCTTTTCTTCATTCAACATATCATGAACAGCATACTCCGGTTTGACTTTGCAAGTCAGAGTAATGCGATCACGACGTGTGATAGAAGCCGGTTCATTGGAATAAACAGTGGCACACGTGTCTTTCACATTTTTTGTCCCTATAACCACTTTGGGTTCTACAGAGACTTTACCCTTCATATCAGCCTCAGCCATATTAGCGTACATTCGTACATTATTGACTAACTGAATCATGAGGGATGTGGGCGCACGTTCGACAAAATCGGCTTTGGTATTACCAATATCATCTACGAGGACACCATTTGTATACGAGCGGAAATTTGACATGAACTTATCAGCCTCATTCAAGGTGACAATCCTGTCATCGGCGGCGCAGTAATTGTTGTAAATCAATGTAGTTACCATCAAAACGTTGGCAATAGTTGACTTTCCAACTGCTGTTCCACCGAAAACTCCGATCGAATATGGTGCTTCTCGTAAACCACCTTGTACACGGGTCTGGCGAAAAGTTGCTTGCCACTGGCGAAGAACCTCAATCTTTCGACGAAGGATATTTTTCTCCACTACACCTTTACAGGTGGAGGCAAGCATAGACGCTTTCTCTATGCACTGTGCTAGAAGAGCTTCGTAATCATTTTCTGACATATCTTCGAATTTCTCGAGATTACCACAACGGGCATAATCGTGACATCGAAGACATTTAGCATATGATTCTTCAAACTCTTCATTCTCCATATTACCATACAACAGAGGTTTAATCGATCCTCGTTCAAAACAAGCATATCCACCTTCGGCAAAATAGACGACGGTTTCAAATGTTGCATCAATAAGATCAATAGATGATGTATGTTTGGCAAATGCGCCAATGGAAAACATTTTCATACCTCCAATCCGGAAATCTAGATCAGAAGAATCACACAGTCCCAAAGCCAAGCAAAGGCTAAGAACGTGTGAGATCTTCTTAAATCCATCATTACGGATGACGAGAGTCCAATTCTCTTGGAGGTCTTTCAATAGCAAAAGCCATTGTGGTTTTTCTTTCTCAGCATGGACACCAAATTCGCCAAGCTGTTGATCAAATTCTGCGTCTAATAACTCAGCCAAATAACCGGCTACCAAATTGGTAACTGATTTGTTATAGTGAGTCTTAAGATACAGAAAGACTGTAGAAAGAAAACCTGAAACGGTAGTGCAATCCTTTGCAGCTAAGAAAAGAGCACCCAAGTTCTCAATGCGATTTAACGTCGCATCATCAACTGGGATACCTTTAACATTAGCTAGATTTGCAAAAGCCGTAGCAATGGCCGAAGATCCGATCTGCGGAGAAAATTTCTCCTTCGGCATCTTCTTTTTGCGCTTGCGCGCGGTTTTTCCTTTACAGGATGTTCTAGTACTGTCATTGTAACGATTTCGTGATAGACAATTCTTGAAATATTGCTCTCGGCGATCTTCTTTTGTGGAGAAAAAGGCCAATTGCGGATCAAAAATGTCATCACAATCAAAACAAGACATAATGTTTCTCACACGCCGAAGATGGCAGTGTCGAGAATACATCGAACATAAAAGGTATATAGCTCCAAGTACCAGGGAGCACATATAGAAAACGAGAAAAGTACAAATATATGGGAGAATTAACTCCCAATAACTGGTTAGGGTCACACAGCATTGTACTGTCATCCAATTTGTAACCACCCATACAGGTGGGACATATTGGGAATTGACGAAATAATAGGCTTTACTATCGCATTTCTCTGAATTCATATAATTATATAAAACCAGAGCCAAATGCGAACGTTCAGCCCCAAGAAAGGGGTTGTTTGTTCACAGGGCGACACACGTTTTACTACACCACAAGGGCTTTCTGTTGACCGTCTAGGAGCGAGCTCCTTCAAGACGACATCAACCGTGAGTCTACGGCTCTCCGCACACGTACATAGTACGCTCGCGGATAGGTTGGGGGACATGACTTTATAGTCGCATGCCTAACGTTTGTGGGGCCTAAATCATGAGGGTGGTACTACCATATAACATGATTGCTTTATTCGATGACAGTATGAATAGACCGACTTGAAAAAGTCAATTTATTAATCTTACTTCTGACAGGGTAGTTTCTTAGGTCGAGAGAAACTCCAAAAGACTAGCTCGAGAATGTTTGACGAGAGCTAGGTTCGTCAATTACACTAAGTGTACGTCCATAAATGGATTCGAAATACTTAAATAGCGGTTTTGTTAAGTCTGATACTGACAAGGGCGGACCGAATAACAAATTCGGAAGTGCAAAAGCACAAAAAGTCGGGGGTCGATTAAGATCCCAACGTTAAGTACAGAAAACACAATAACAAATAATAAATGGATGAGAAGGACCATCTATTGTTATCCAAGAGTATTGAAAGAATTCAACATATCTCATAGGGTTTCCCACTATCCCAGGGAACGGGTATGATAAAAATGTATACAACAAAACTAAGTTGCAGAATAAAAGAGCGTCGTAACGCTCTAAAACACTACTAACTCAGTCAAACTGGGCGCCAGTGAGGCGCCAAATACAACAGGAACTCTACACACGCAAACGCGTGTGCAGA